TCGTATTTATATTTTATATGTCTTAAATTACTGAGTGTTGCTATTTCGTCTGCTAAATTATTTTCTACTATTTTTTTACCGCCTTCAATATTCCACCCATCTGTTATTTTTTGTAAGTATTCATTATAATTTAATTTAATTCTATTTGAAACAAATTTATTCACCGAACCATACATAGAACGATAATTTTCAAACTGATTTTTATAAAAATCATCAAATGTATCAAATGTTCCTGTTAAACTTATAGATACATTAGCATTATGTTGATATAATACAGCATCAGGTGTAACGAATCTTTTATCACAATATTGAAATATATCAAATGCGAATGATTTTGCCTGTAAAGCGTAACAATTAAAGGTGATATTTTTTGTTTTAATCATCTCCATATTTGATATCAAATCAAATCCTGCTAAATAATCACCGCCGTTTGAATCAATTATAATATAAATAGTAGGATTATTCATAAAATTAAAATTATTTATTTTTGCGATTGCGTTATTAATAATAGTTTTTGTTATATAACCATTAATATACAGACCGTTACGTATACGTGATAGGTCAACATCCGCACATCCATAGTTATATATGGATTTAATTAATTTTAATACAACTGAGATGCCACCTAGTGTAATCAATAATAATAAGTTGATAAATTTGGTGTTATCCATTTTAATTTAATTTAATTTAATTTATATTAATGAGTTTTGTTTAAATCAATTTTTTTAATTCATTTTTATAAAACACCAAATTGTTAAAAGTGTAAATTTTTATATAATTATACAGTTTTCAAAAAATCCAAATCATTAGGTAACTCATCAATTTGACACTTATAATGTGTCTCTATTTCTTTTAGTTTTATTATGTCACGTTTTGTAATAAAATTAATACCTACACCTTTTCTCCCCCATCTACCACTTCTTCCAATTCTATGTAAATAAGAATTTACACATTTGGGTACGTCAAAATTAATAACAACATTTACTTGCTGAATGTCAATTCCTCGTGCCGTAAGATTAGTTGAAATTAATACACGATATTTACCATTTTTAAAACTATTAAACGCTTGGTCTCTATCAACTTTTTCCATATCACTATAAATGCAACAAACTGGAAAATCATCCTCTCTCATTGCTTCGTATAAATCAGCAACTCTTTTAACACTATTACAATATATTATACACTGTGAAACCGATAAAAATCCAAAAATATTTTTAAGGCTATCATATTTTTGCATATCATCTTCAACCCCAACAAAATATTGCTTAATTCCTTCTAGAGTTAACTTTTCTGGAACAACACAAATTTTTACAGGGTTTCGCATAATTTTATCAACAATAGAAAATACGTGTTCTGGTAAAGTAGCACTAAATAATGCTACTTGTGCGTCATTATTTAAGTGCTGAAAAATATTATATACTTGGTCTTTAAACCCGATAGATAACAATTCATCTGCTTCATCAAGTATAATTAATTTAACATTTTTACAATTTATTTTACCATTTTTTATCATATTATATACACGACCAGGACACCCGCAAATTACATGTGGAATATTTTTATTCCTAAACACGTTTTTCTCTTCAAAAGCACCACCGACTCCTCCAAATAACGTTTGAACCCGTAATCCCTTAATTGATTCACCAATTGATTTAAATACTTCGGCAGTTTGAGTAGTTAATTCACGAGTGGGTGATAAAGATATAACTTGCGTATAATTATTTTTAGTATTTACATTTGCCAATGCGCCAATTGTAAATGTAGCAGTTTTTCCAGTGCCAGATGGTGCTTGAGCAAGTAAATCTCTTCCGCTTATTAAAGGTTTAATTGCTTTGCTTTGAATAGGACTAGGTCGTTCAAACCCATTTGAATAAATACCCCTTAATAGTTCATTATTAATATCTAACTCGTCCCATGATTGTATTTCAGTAAATACTTCGTTGCCGTCAGTAATTTCCATTTTATAATATTATTATATTTGTTTAAATCGATTTTATTTGTATTATTTATAATATAAAAAAAATTGATATAAATGTAACCATTTATACAAAATTATATACAATTATGACAACAACTTTAAAAATGTCAACATATAATTTAGAATTTATAAACGATTTAATTTTTAAAGGGTTTCAATTTACTTTACCAGCAGATAAATTGCAATTGATTAATGAATTATCGGCACAAGTTGGAGTACGTGATTGTGTAAAACAACCAGTATTTCAAAATACTTATCAAAAGCAAAATATTAGTGTAGCACCAACACAACCAACACAAAAAAAACGAAGAGGTAAAAATGAACTGCAAAAACAAGAAGAGTTTGAATTACTAAAAAATTTTAAGGCTACAAAAGCGGTTGAAAAAGTGGGAATTGACGCCGAAATAGATGCGATTAGAGCGTTGTTAAATAAATTAACCGATAAAAATTATATTGATATACGTAACAAAGTAATTGATATTATTGATAAATGTGTTGAAACCATAAACGCTACAAAAGAAGAAATCGCCCGTTTAGGTTCGACAATTTTTGAGATAGCGTCAATGAATAGGTTTTATTCGAAGATGTATGCGGATTTATACTCAGATTTATCAACTAAATATGATATTATTAGTGTAACATTTGAAGAAAACTTAGAAAAATTTACAGAATTATTCAGTAATATTGAGTATGTAGACCCTGATGTAAATTATGATAAATTCTGCGAAATAAATAAAATTAATGAAAAAAGAAAGTCTTTATGCGCGTTTTATGTGAATTTAACAATAAATCGCATTATTTCTAATGGCAAACTAATGGAAATAACGAAAAAATTATTGGTTCAACTTTATAATAATATTTCAATGCCAGACAAAAAAAATGAAGTAGATGAACTTACTGAAAATATTGCGATTCTATATAAAAAAGAAATATATAATAATCAAAATAGTGTAGAGCAACCAAAAATTGATGGATATACAATTACAGAGTTAATAAATAAAATCGCAAAAAGCAAGGTAAAGGATTATAAAAGTTTAACAAACAAAGCCTTATTTAAATTTATGGATATGATTGAAATCTAAATTTATTGTTTATTGTTTATTGTTTATTGTTTATTGTTTACGTAAAATTAAAATATAAATATATATTTTAATTATAAATATGGTATTATCGATTATAGATAAAAGTATTAGTTATCCTGAAATAAATAGCGTTGATAAAAATGATTTTAAAAAAGAGGCAGATGTATATAAAATTCAAGTTAATAATGTAACAATAATGGTAGCAATAGGAAACGCAAATAAAACATTTGAAAATAAAAAAATCATTTTTTTCCCCATATATTTAATTAAACCAAATAATAAATTTATGAAAATCGGGTTATACGAAATTAAAATAAATTCAGTAATGGATGATTATAGTTTAGATATTAATGATATGGAACAACCTTTAATTTATTCATATGTTACTACTGAAATGTTAAATAAAGAACGTATGATACCTGACGAAGATAGCAGTGACAGCGACAGTGATAGTGAAAGCGATGTTGAGACAGATAAGTTGGAAAAAGAAAAAAGGTTATCTTATGAGATACCACCAGAACGCAAAGACATTTTTGAATTAACTCCTGGCGCAGTTATTCCGCCACAATTAAAAGAAGAAACCAAAGAAGAAGCACTCGATAACAGAGAAAAATACCATGAATCAACAACTGATATATGGATAAAGCGATTTATGTCAAATAATAATTACGGTTTAATTGATAATGAAGGTGGGGGAGATTGTTTGTTTGCTACAATTCGAGATGCGTTTTCAAGTATAGCGCAACAAACATCAGTAAGTAAATTGAGAAGTAAATTGGCAAAAGAAGCAACAGATGAAATATTTTATCAATATAAAGAGCAATATGATATGTATAATTCGTCAATTATATTAGATACAAATAAAATTAAAGAATTGGCGGCGGAATACGCGGCTATAAAACAAAAATTCGCATCAGTAATTGATAGAAATGAACAAAAAGTGATTGCTGAGCAATCAAAAAAAATAAAAGCAGAGCATGACGCATTAGTAAAAGAAAAACGAATTACTGCTGATATATTAAAAGAATACAAGTTTATGAAAGGAATAGACACATTAGATAAATTCAAGAGTAAACTTAAGCATGAAAGTTATTGGGCGGATACATGGGCTATATCTACATTAGAAAAGGTGTTGAACATTAAAATAATAATATTATCTAGTGAAAATTACAAAAGTGGTGATATAAAGAATGTGTTATTATGCGGTCAATTAAATGATACTACATTAGAATCGGCGGGTATATTTACGCCAGAATTCTATATAATGGTAGAACATACTGGCGACCATTATAAACTGATAACTTATAAGAAAAAACAAATATTTAAGTTTGAAGAAATACCGTATGATATTAAAAGAATGATAGTTGACAAATGTTTAGAAAAAAATGCTGGCCCATTTGCGTTGATACCAGATTTTCAAAATTTTAAATCAACTATAAAAACAATGCCGCCAGATTTGTCCAAAGAAAAATATATAGAATATGAGGATTTAAGTGAAAGTAATTTAAGAGGATTATACGATGCTGATATTGTGCTATCATTTTACAAGAGTTCTAATGATAAACCGTTACCAGGCAAAGGGAATGGCGAACAAATGCCTAATAATAAATTAAGAGAGTTTGCTACATTAGCGGCGATTCCACAGTGGCGTAAAAAATTAGACAATTTTTGGATACAACAATTTGCTTTAGATAATCATCAATGGTCATCAGTAGAACATTATTATCAAGCGGCAAAATTTAAAAAAAATAATTCTTCCTTTTATTTGAGTTTTTCATTAGATTCTGGAACAGAATTATCAAAAGACCCAAATTTAGCAAAAGCAGCAGGAAGTAAAACAGGTAAATTAAATAAAGAATTATTGAGACCAACAGAAGTAACGATAGACCCAGATTTTTACGGTAAAAAACAAAAACACGAATTATATTCAGCGCAATTTGCTAAGTTTACACAAAATGAAGATTTAAAACAATTATTGTTAGCAACGAATGATGCCAAATTACAAACGTTTATACCAAAAAATAGTCCAGAAATTATGAACGAATTAATACTAATTAGAGATAAAATACGTCGTGGTCAAAATGCTTAATAATTTACAATTATAATAAATTACAATTATATTTTACAATTATATTATATATCAACTTAAATGCCATATAAAATAAAAGACATTCAAATGAAAACCGAAGAGGCAACAAATGTTATAATTTCAAAATGTCAAAAAACCGTAAAAAAACAGGATTTTTTTCAAAGAATTAAAACGGTAGCGGTTATAATAATTGAATCATATCGAATAACTACTTGTTCGTTATTACTTGTATTTATACCCCAAAAGTGTGGTAATCAAATATGTTCTATAAATGATAATTTGGATTGGAATACCACATTTTATTCAGGATGTTTGATACTAAATTTTTTTACATTATTTACTTTTGGTCCATTATATTGTTTAGAAATAATAAGAGAAAATGTTTTAATTCAATACTTAGATGTCAATAATTTATTACCAAATGATAATAATGATGTAAAAAAAGTAGTAAAATTATTACCTCAACAATACAAAAAAAAAATAGTAACTATAGACAAATGCTATCAAAAATATTCTTATTTTGTTATATGTGTATACTTATTAAATGTTGCTTTAAGTTTAAAAATTATATTAGATAAATATATTGGAAATCAAACAATTAGTGTATTTTTTACATATATGATTTTTATATTAAAAAAATTATATAATATATGCATGATTAGTAATACAGACAAATATATATTTTATTCGGCATATTTAAAGGGCAATATACAATATAATGATATAGATGAATTCTATAAGCAAAATATAAGATATGTAAACCCCAAAGAAAGTGAAAATACGGTAGAAAACGGAGATACTATAAAAAATATTAAAAATATAGATACTATAGAAAATATAGAAAATATAGAATTATAAAATAATAAATAATAATAATGGCGGAAATAACTTTATCGAAAAACAGTAAAAAGTTAATGCTATATTTTACGGATAATAAGCATTTTAATCATGTAAACCAAAATAAAAATACAAAAAAAATAATTACGCAACTTTATGTTGATATATTAGAAGCATATAAATATGTAAAAATAAGAGAAAAAGAAGGCAATTATTATACGGTTACAATTAAAAACATATCTAGTTATATACATATAATAAAACCGAAATTATTTAGTTCAAAAAGTTTTCCTGAATTAATAAGGTCTCATATTGATGAACTAGCAATGACCGAATTATGTTATTCATTTTCTCTATTCGAAAGGTCAATAAAAATATATTTTGTACTTGAAGATATAAATATAGAAACTAAAATACATGTTTATAACAATTATGTAAATAATGTTATGATGTGGTTATATATTTTAAATAAATATTCTTCAAAAAAATGTTCAACGGTGTTAAATGTGTATTTCTATTTTACGTCGTTAGAAAAACATTTACCCAACTCAAATATATCAATTTTAGATGAAATAAACGTAAATACCGCATTTACTACTACATGTCCTAAGGACGCCGAAATAGTAGTTTTTAGGAAAGAAGAATGGTTCAAAGTATTTATGCATGAGACGTTTCATAATTTTGGTCTAGATTTCTCAGATATGAACAATAATGATGTTAATAATTGCATACTAGGCATTTTTAAAGTTAATTCACAAGTAAATTTATATGAATCTTATACTGAATTCTGGGCTGAAATAATGAATGCTTTATTCTGTAGTTTTATAGGTTTAAAAGATAAAAATAATATTAATGAGTTTTTATCAAATGCTGAATTCTTTATAAATTTTGAAAGAACATATAGTTTTTTCCAATTAATAAAAACGTTGTCCTTCATGGGTTTAACATATAATGACCTTTATTCTACTAATAAACGAAGCGCTTTATTAAGAAATACATTATATAAAGAAAACACAAATGTATTATCTTATTACATTATAAAAACTGTGCTTTTAAACAGTTATCAGTCATTTTTATTATGGTGCAATACAAATAATTCATCTTTATTGCAATTTAAAAAAACAGCAGCAAATCAACAAGAATATTGTAATTTTATATCAAAAAAATATAAAACTCAAAATATGTTAGACGGCATAGAATATACAAATAATTTTATTAAACAAATTTATTCAAAAAAAGAAAAAGACCCTACTAATAAATATTTACTCACAAATCTACGTATGAGTATTTGCGAATTAGGATAAAAAATAATTAATAATAAAATTTAATAATTTAAACACATTTTATTATATAAATAATATGCTCGATTTATATAATAATAAGTATTCTAGAAAAGAACTTAAAGACAATATTTACGCAGTTAAATTAATTGATATACTTAAAACACAAGAAATCGACGTCTCTTTTGCCGTAAAATATATTTTAAATAAAAAATATCAATTACATGACGATGATAAGTGCGATTTTTTTACAGTATTAAAATATCAACCTCATATTTCAAAAAATGCGTTATACAGAGCATTAAGTAAATATAATGATGATGCCGATAGCGTAGACGATTTTGATACAGTTTCTAAACGAAATTAAATAATAATTTATAAAACGTAATTTATAAATTATTTTATTGAATTTTATTGAAATTTATTATATTAATATTATTTTAAGCAACAACTGTGGTCTCCTTAACAGTCTTAGCGAAATGAGGAGACATGTACTTTTGTAAATTAAAATAAGTCAACTCGTCAGTCTTCTTTAACTTCAAAAGTCCAGCGAGCTTAGGGTCGGCATTAATCTTTCTGCCATTTTCCTTATCTTGAAGTTTATTCTCACGAATGTAAACATTGATTTCACGTGTAACCTCAGTTCTGGCCATTTCGGTTCCAGTAGGCTTATCCAAAAATTTGGCAAGTTCATCTGAAATTCTGGTAGGCTTAACAAATCCAGATGGAGCACGGTTACCAGCCTTACGCTTACTACGCTTTGATGACTGCTTCTGTGCCAACTTTAATTCACGAGCCCACTTCTTCTCCAAAGTACGATACTCTGTTTTTAGTGAAGAAATTGCTACACTGAGTTGCTGAAGTTTTGCGACAAATTCAATTGATTGTTCAACAACTGGAACTTCAGTTTCAACAAGGGCAATATTCTCAGTAGAAGAAGATTCAACAACTGAAACAGAAGGAACAACCGACACCTCTGCACTAGGTGCGGAAGTAGTTACTACATTACTAGCAGTAACGGTAGAATCAGTAGTAACTGAAGCGACCTTTGATTGCTTAGGAGTCTTTACCTTTTTAGGAACATCTGTTACAGAAGTAGCACTAACTGATGGAACAATAGTTTCACTTTCGACGGTTTTAGTTGATGGTTTCTTTGGCATCTTATTATACTATACCTAAATAAATTGTTTTTAAGCGTTTTAACGCAAATAATATATATTGTTACGATAATATGGGTATTTACTAAATATAAAATATTAAACTAAATGATTAATTTTTATATTAAATAATTATAAAATAAATTATTTAATAATAATTTAATGATTGGTATAACCAAGGTAGTGCTTCGGCAGCATCGCTATTCACCAATGTTAATGCTCCTAAAACATAATAAGAACCTAACGCCTTACTATCGTTATCTATTCCATTATTTACAAATTTTCCTAAAATATCTAATACCATTTTTTTAATAAGCAATATATCATTTTCTATATATATAACAGACATGCTAAAATTCCTAAAAGGGTCTCCATTCGGCGAACAAATTTTACATTTTACTTCATAAGATAATTGCGCTCTATAATTCCAAATATCATTTAATTCTCTTATTAATTTTACTATTTGATGCCTATTTAAAGAAAGAAACCATTTCGGGTCACTATAATTACCCAAAGCGTTTATGGCTTGAAATAATGATAATGCTTTTAATTCAATTGATTTCTCGGTTGACAAGTTTTGAGTATCGTCTTCAAAATTTAAATTAATATTTGCGTTTATTATTTTACTAATTTTTAATACTGACCTTAAATCGTTTACAACTATATTTGGTATATAATTACGATTATATGGGTTTTGAATGCCATTTATACCATTTATACAATTTATATTTACATCTTTTGATTTACTTAATAATAAATTATGTAGTGATGTAATATCAAACCCATATATAAATCCATCTTCATCTTTGTAACTAAAAAATTGATGAAATGATATATCTCGCACTGGCTCCATCGTAACAAAATCGGTGCTATTATTACATACGCTTCGGGTTATAATTGCAGGACCACGTAATGTTTTATATCTTTTTACTAATCGCCCTCTATATGTGCGTTGAATTTTTATTATAAAATGCGAAAAATATAAATATGAATAAATTCTTATAAATAAATCGTGCTTATTTCCATATAATTTTAATTTATAATGTTTTGCGAATATTTTTAATTGAGATATATTATAATTTATCTTTAAAAAATCATTATAATTATTAATAGACGGAATTTTTAATTTATCATTATCTATTTTTTGGGGTATTTTTTCAATAACGGGCATTTGCTGTATACATTTTAACAAAATAATGTTTACATAATTTTCGGTTTGAATATTTGTTGGTAAACTCATATATATTAATTACATAATTTCTTTTTGAATTATTTTTATTTTATATTTGTTTGCAAAAAAAATTTTAAT